GAACTTGAAAAGCAAGCAAACGTTTAGCCCCTTCGGATACTTCTTGTAGTCCAAAAGGGGTTTTAGCTGCAAGGTCTGTCATTTGTGCCATTAGGGCATTAGCTTTCTCTTTGCTCTTTAGCATGGTACCAAAGGCAATTTCAAGCTGTTGGAACTGGGAGCGGACGGCTATAATCTTTTGGGAAAACTCATAGGCTTTTGAGATGGTAAAGAATGCCATTGCCCCTTTGGCGAGGTTATTAATAGACTGTTGGAGCTTGTCAGTCTCTTTTTGGGAGCTTTTCATGGAGTCATTGAGCATTTTCTCCATTTCTTTTACACCTTCCTCTAATTTCTCAAGGCGCAAGCGGGCTTCAAAGTCTATACTTCCGTTATCGTTGTTCATAATAATCTGTGTTTTAAAATGTAAAAAAACGCCCCATTGCTGAGGCGTTGCACGCTAATCAGCGTTTGAACCTAATAAATATAAATATTAACAATCCTAAGAGTAATGTGCTTGCTATAAGCCACCAAGGTAGGGCGCTAACTTGTTTTTGTGATTTTGTGGTTTGCCGCCGCTCCTGTACAATGATGGCTTGTTGTTGGCTTGTGGTAGTGCTTTCTTGTATAATTGTATCCTCTTGGGTAAGGACTTGGTTGTTGTTTTGATTTATATGTATGGTTGCCTTACCCCCTCTTATAACGAGGGCTTCATTTGGGCCGTCTCTCATACGAGTAAAATAGAGATCTTTGGAATTACCCATTTCGTCTTTGTCACTCTCAAGAGTGATTTGATAGGATTGGGATTGCTGAAGCTCAAAAGCGCTTACCTTTTGGGACTTTTCTATGTGCGTAGCGCTGTCTTTTACCTCCTTTCTTTCGCTCCGCTGCTCTTCTCTGTGCTCGGTTCGGCTTGATTTCTTGCTCCTGCAACCGAAAAGCACCATAAGAGCTAAGAGTAAGTACAATTTCTTTCTCATACATAACTATTTTACTTTTTCAATTTCTTTAATGAGTGTTTTAAGGCTATCTGCATAGTTCGGAGCAGTGGCATAGCCTGCCTTGGCCACTTCCTCGGCAAATTTATACGGGTCTGCTTTGACCTCCAACGCCTTGGCGTATCGTTTGTTCCTGAAAAAGAAATTAGCGTGGTCTGTAAAACATTCTTCAGGGGTATCGTACTTCATAAACCAATCTCGTACTTTATACAAATATTTGCCATCTGTACGCTTGGTGATACTAATCACTTCAGGGAATTGGCTCTTTTTGTTAGGTGTAGCCAATACCTCCGTCGTTCTTAGGAGCTGCTTTTTCTCATTGGGAGTGCTACTAACAAGGCTCTTAGGCACTTTTATACCGAAGAAATTATTCCCTATAGGACTTTTTCCCCACGCACTCTCCAAACCTGCCTGAGCAAGGATAAAGAGGTGAGAAATACCCGTCTTACGCTCGCTTTCAAGAGCTACGGGCTTGTAGGTTTTGATAAAATTAAGCTGTGTTTGGTTCATGGTCTTCTGTTTTAGGTTCGTTTGTTTTTGTTCCATTGATTTCGTCAAAGAAATCTTTTAATTTACCCTCTCGCTCATAGTTATAGAGAGCTTTCATAACGAATTGAGGAGGAAACTTCCCATTTGTAAGGATAAATGCGTTCTTTAGGATTTTACTCACTGGATATAGTAATGTGGTGAGTTGTACAACGCTTTTAAATATCTTACCCATCTCAGATTCATCAAGAGGAATATTAAGCAAGGACAAGGAAATATAAACAACAGCTATGATAAAGACCATTGTTGCGTTTTTGACAAGAGCGTCCTTAATGTCAAAAGTTCCTGCCTTAAAATGATATACCCCTCCTACCAAAGCATTAAGCAATAACGCTGTACAGATACCCGCGTAAAAGAACTCGTTTTTATCTTTCCACATAGAGAAATACGAGTACAGCATTAACAAAGGAATGCTCTTAAAAAAGGCAATGAAGAAGTAATACACCCTATCTCTGAGGTGTATCTTATCATCAAAGTAAAAAAGTAGTACTATAGGAGTTGCCCATATAGCTATTTTTGTTTTGGCTTTTAAAAACCATTGAAAAAATTTGTCCATTTAAGATTGATTGATTAGTTTGTCTAATTCCTCGTTGTAGTCAGGGCTTTTATCAGTTATCACATTGTCTTTGTTCTTGTTATCATTGGAACTTTCAGGGTTTATACTATTGTACAAGAGCAAATTAGCATAGGATATTTCATACAAAGCCTCATAGACACTTACATTGGGATATTGTTTCAAAAACCCACCGACTATCGCCCATAGGCTGTCGTTTAACTCACTTTCCTTGTCGGTTTTAGCAGATTTGCTTCTTTGAGGAAAGTGATAAGCATAAAAAAATCGGTAGTCTGCATTTTCCCGAGCATCTGAATGAACAATATCCCTACTTCTTGAACGTTCATTTGGTAGAGGATCTTATTGGTGAGCCGCTTTATTTGGCGTTCTTTTGGGTTCAGCCACTCCTTAAACCATTGCCAAAAGGTTGGCTTTGGGTGTGATGCTCCAAGTATCATAAGGGCTAAGGCGCGGGCAACATGTTTGCCGTGGGTAGCTTTCTGAAAGGCCTCGCCTACGGTCTTTTCTCGATTGAGTTCCTCCATGGGTATATGGGCTATCTCTTGAGATACGAGTATCAGCGTGCCGAGTGTGGGTTGTGGTACTTGGTACTTTGTCCCTGCTATGGTTACCTCTTCGGCTTGTTGTAATAGGGTTTGTGCTGTTTTTTGTTGAATATTGTCCATCTTTTTAGTGATTAACGATTAATGATTAGTGGTTAGCCACTTGTCACTAACCACTAATCAATGAATTAATTGTACTGCTTGAGCATTTTCCCTGTCTTTGGTTTCAGAGCGGTGAAGGTGTATTTTATCTTACCTCCGTTCTCACTGTCCCAGGTCCTTACTACGGACACGCTGGCACGGTCTATGATAAAGCCTTTGGCACTGGTGTTTTCAGGGGTAAGGCGTACCGCGTACTGGTCAAGGACAATCCCGTCATTGTCGGGAATAGGAGCCGTTAGGTCGTCCGTCTCATAGATTTCGAATTCCAGCTTGTATTTGCTGACATTCTTACGAGTGGCGATCACCTCGCCGCCCTCTACTTTGGCTTCCTTGCTCTCACCTTCTTCAGTTTCCAATTTGGTAGTGTTTTCTACAGGGGTAGGGAAAGCCTTCCAAGTAGGTGTACTGGGCAAGTCGCCGTTTTCTAATTTTACATATTCTATTCCTGGTTTTCCCCAGCTTAAAATGTTTGCCATGTTCTAAGTGTTTTAATAGTTACTAAATCTTTTGTATCTGAGGACGACATTAACCAAGGTTTGATTATCGTCTTCCTCAAAGCTATGAATGGTTTGTTCCTGATAAAAGCGATATTCATCAGTGATACGAGTTACTAAGCCACAGATAAAGGCTTCTATCTCCAAAATACGAGCAATGTTTTTTATTTTTTTCTGTGCTCCTGCATTGATTTTAGGTACATAGAAGTTAATATTTACCTTACCTTCTTGTATATCCTTATCAATGCCTGTGAGAAAGCCTATAACACAATCCTCCTCAAAAGAGTTGTGTGGGCGGGTGCCTTGCAAATACACTCCTCCACGGACAAAAGCGCCTATCTCGGTTTGGAAAGTGTCAAAGACATCCTTTTCTATCTGTGTGCCTCCTTTTTTCATGATCCATAGAGTTGTTTTAAGATGTTTTCAGCCATAAGCTCGGCACTGGAAAGCACATTATAGCCTTTGGCTTCTACATAGGCAGCGTAATTCATTCCTGCTACTACTATCAGTACCAAGCCCTTGGGATATTTGGCTTTGATTTTCTCAATCTGTTCTTGGTTGTGCTTGTTTATATTCCCTTGAGACTGTACCACGCCGTCCAATAGTACCATATAGCCTACGGAATTTCTAAGGTTACCAGTTCTATCGGTATAGGAACCATTATCTCTGGCTTCAGTGATACAGCGTTCGCCTACCTCTATAAATTTTTGAGTGGCTACCTTGATGTACTGCTCCTTGATTTTATCAAAGGCAATGTTTAGCTTTCCTTCTATCATTATACCATGATTTTTGTTCGTCCTACCAAATCGGCATGCTCTATGCTTTGCACTTCAAATTCGCCTAATTGCTCTCCTTTGCCGCTTATAAGCCGTACCCTTTTGGCATTGAAAATATGTAGCCCATAGTCAAACCATACTGTATAGCTGCTTTGGGTAAAGGTGCTATCCTTGAAAGTCCCCCGCTGATTGTAGGTATTGGCTACAATATGACAAGGAATAGGATCACCCCATTGAATGGGCGCTTCTTGAGGAATACCCCCTACCAAGCCGCCGCCTGTAGTAGTCTGTATCTGCAATGTGCCATTATCTAATATCATCGAAATATGACTTTAGGTTTCTTACTCAGTTCGTCCTTGAGGCCTAACCGCTTACACTCGTTGCTGTAGAAAGCAATTATATCGTCTTTGCTGGCCCTTGCGAGGCTGGTTCCTCCTTCTGATATAGAACTGGGGCGCAAGAGGATTTGTGGAATAAAGCGGATAAAGGCTATATACAAGTTTCTTTGCTCCTCTGCTGTGGCTTCACCTGACAAATCAGCAATGTCTAAGTCTAAAAGGTCAGCCTCAGTGAGAGAAAGCCCCAATGAGGCAAACCTTTGACGGAAATAGTCCTTTTTAGTCATATTAACCCATGTTAGAGGTGTTAATCACAACCATGCTCTGTGGAGCGGCAAAGCTCGGCATCCACTCACAACCATACTCGATAAAGCGACCTTCTTCAGTACGCTGTGTGGTGATGTAGTGTCCGCCTTCCAATACTGTATAGGTTTTGTTAGGCACACGGTCAGTAAGCTCGTAAGGCTCGTGCCACATCATCTTTCCGAGTTTGGCAGTAGGAAGCAAGGCAATACGCTCATCAGCAAAGATGTTAGTCGTGGTGCCATCCTCTTTCACTACATAATCCTCCACGATACGAATAGGCGGCAATCCTATACCAGTGAGTAATTGGTTTGCCATAGCCTCGGTGATAATACCTCCTGATACGCCAATTTGTGCGCTACCTAATACCATTTTGTAGGTGTCCTTGAACTCATTGGAGGCAATTACACGCTTGTTGAAGGTGGTACGTGTCATTTCCATAGCCACAAAAACACCTACCTTGGTACGAGTTTCATTGACTATTTTTTGCAAATAGCTAATGAATTTGGTTTTCTCAGCGGAGGTAGGGTCAAACTTCATCACGGGCAATTCCATGTCAATAAGAGAGACCCCTTCCTTGTTGTCGTCCAACTTAACCTCTCCCTTACCTGTAGAAATAAGTTGCCCTACCAAATAATCCATACGCTTGTGAGGAGCCAGCGTACATTGACGAATATCGTCGGCTAAGAAGTTGATAATCTCATTCATCACCGCAGCTTGTCCTGCTCCTGCTTGGTTGTATTTGTCTGTGAGCTGCTTGATGATACTAAGGCGCTCGTTGTCCAATTGGAAAGAGTTCCCCAAGTCAGCAACCTCACCCGTACCGCTACCGAGGGTTCTACGTTCACGAATAGGCTTGCCTGAATTCTTGTCAATCACAGACCCCATTACCACTCCTGTAACGGTGCCGATGTAGGTTTTGAACAAGCGTGCTTTGGTCTCCTCAAAGTCAAAATAACGCTTCCATACCACCGTATCAGCAGTGGTCTGTATCACCCTATTAATCACCGCTCTGATGATTTGAGGGCTGTTAAAGAGCTTTTCTAAAGTTAAAATCATTGTTCTACTGGTTTTTAGATAAACATAAATCTTGCTCCAAGGGTCTCCTTATCCTTATCGGATACAGGTACATAGAGCTTGTTGGTTTGGATTTCATACGCCTGACCCAAAGCGGTAACAGTTGCCCCTGCTTCCTTCTTCACTCTCGCATAGTTAAGGAAATTAGCTGGGTTTTTAACCTCCTTTCCTGCATTGGTTTTAGCCTCAAAGAGGACATCGCCCGCTTTTACATCTGCAATGTTAACTGAGAGCGTAAGGGTGTCATAATTGGCGTTAGTGGTGTCTATTGCTGTGATAGTAGCACCATTAGTGCCATTACCAAGGTGCATATTTACTTTGGCAAAGCTCCCTTTCTGTACCTTGAGCGTGGTGGCATTAATCGCTTCCACGGCTTTTACGGACTTGGATACTTTGGCCGTGCGTGTCTTAAAATCTACCGCTAAGGGGGCTAAGACAGGGATATATTGTCCGTCATCTATATCGCTATCGTCAATATTGAACCCTCCTGCTAAGCGGTAGCCTGATTTTACGTTGTAGAGTTCTTTCTCTACCTCCTGACCCTTAAGGTCATACTTAATTCCTGCTGGCATCTTTTTTAATGATTAGTGGTTTGTCACTTGTTACTTGTCGTTAGTTTCTCGGTTTCTTGCTCAATGAGATTAGCAATAGCCTCCTCCTCTTTCTGTGGATCGTCAGGGGTATCAGGCGCCTTGGAGTAAGAAAACCCACGTGCTGAAAGCTCCTGCTCCTGCTTGCCAAAGCCCTCTGTTACGGCATTGGCTAAAGTCTCCACTGCGGAGGTATCGGCAAAATCACGCCCCACAAGCGAATGAGAATAGTAGCTTTCTGGGATATTCTTTTCTTTCATCAGCCTTACGAATTGCTCCTTGAGGCTCTCGGCTGCTCTGCCTTTTTGGAACTCGGCAAAGCTATTCTGCAAGGTATTGAGTTTCTCAATAATTGCACTCATTTCAGCATTGCCCTGATTGCCCGCAGATGGAGCTGGAGTAGGTTCATTGCTTTTCTCTGCTTTTGCCTTCCAATCGTCCGCTTCCTTCTTGTACTTTTCACTTTCAGCCCTGAAAGTATTGACCCGATTATCAGCATAAGATTGGAACAACTTAAGCATAGCCTCAGCCCCCGCAGTGGCAGGTTCTACTTGGCTTTCTTCTGTTACGTAAGCGCTCAAGTTAGCCGCCACTCCCTCAAGCACTTGCGAGCTTAACCCTAAGTGGTTATACTTAGTTTTAAGCAGTTGTAAAATTTTTTCTTTGAACATAAAAAACGATATTATTATATGCAAAGGTACGCAAGGGGTTGTAAATAAGCTCTATAGTAGTTTGTGTAATGTTTGTATTTTCTTTGTGTTTTTTTTGTTTTTTTACTTATCTTTTCTATTAAGAAAAGTTTAACCACATCAAAGAGTAAAAAAGTAATATATTTTATTGCGCAATAAAAATAAATTCGTATCTTTGCAGTGTCAAAAT